CAGTAATCAGATAGTGCTCTTCGGGAATGTAGTCATCAACAACAGTAGAACCAAACCCACTACCATATGTGGGAGTGAAAGTTGCATCAAACTTGAATTGAACGGTTGCTTCGTAGGTCATTGATCTGTTTCGTATGTGGCTATTATATCACATCAGGATTTTTTTGTTTACTCTGATGTGTCAGTTTCTGAAGTGTACTCATCTTCTTCCTCTCTCCATTCTTTTAATCCTTCTATTACCTCATCTATAGAATATGTTTTTACTTTACCAAGATCAATATCTTCTACCATTTGCATCAGGCGCTCAAGAAACTCTTTGGGATACACGTCATCTTCACCTAAACATTGCCAGAACCAATCAACACACTCCTCATAAGGATCATCATAGAACATAAGAGCATAGTCCTTATAGTTTCCTGTCATTAGATCTGCCCAGATGCGAAATGATCCACGAATGTTCTGCCACCCTCTAATCCAACAATGACCAATCCAGTATTCAAACCAGTTCAGTTTCTTCGCCATTATCTACCTCCCCCTTACCCCAGTTCCATGTACGTTCTATAATACCAACATCAAACCCAAACTTATATGCCCAGAATAGAATACTCAAAGTTGAACCAGAACCTGATTTGATTTGAATATAGGGCCAAGATGGATATTCACACCAACTTAAAGATACCTGAAGTAAACTCCAACCTTTTACATTGATAATTTGAACATACCAATCATGCCCATAATCTTTGCGGTGATTTAATTCAAGGATTTTCATTTTTCAATTCCTCTTTAAGTTTCCGAATACCAGTAATGAAACATGCAAATTCTGTGGCAGGAGCAACATTTTTTGTCTGACCACAAATATCGCATTTATTCCATGTATAATTATGGAAAAAATTGGTTGTAGTGTCATGACCATATTTCCATCCACATTTTTCACATGAGTTTTTCGCAAAAATTAAAGTTTTTAGTAATTCTTTTTTATCTACTTTTTTCATGCTCAATCCCAAGATACATTTTGAACCAGGAATCCTGGCATTACATAAGTCCAAGTACCAAGTCCATCAACACCACCAACTTTGTACTCATACTTATATGAAAACTTATTGTGACTATCGTAAGTCATAAAACCCTTTTCTTTATCGAAATAAGATTTAATTGTCAGGCCAAATCTATTAGAAAAAATAGAACGAGTGCGAAGTGATCCACCAGTTTCACGAGTTTCAACTACAACACATTCATCCATCATAAACTCTTTCTTTGTCTCTAATACACAAGGAGTTTCATATCGAAATGGACGATATTCTTTCTGTTTAATAACTGGTGCTGAAAATACGGGAGATGCAAAAAGAATAGATGCAAGAATGAGAAGTTTTTTCACTCTGTTATTGTGAACTGTAGCTATTATACACAAAAAATTTTACTTGTGCAAGATAATGTGCCAGTTATCGTCCTGTCACATCCTCATAATCCTGTAAGATTCCTCTCTTAAAATGTAATCGCAGTCGCGGCCAATCTTCCCATACTCCTTTCCAGTCAGCAGGATAGATTTCAATATATTTTGTGATTGGATGAACGTAATACCTTCCATGTTGTCCTGTACGTATCCATTCATAATTCAAAAATTGATGTTTAGAATTATATCGTGGATCATCCTTTTCAATAATCTCAAAAGTACTTGTGCCCCTATAATTAGGGCACCACAAAACACCTTTGGGATCTAACCAGTAGTCAGTCATTGTACCACCAATAACTTCCTCAATATCTTTGGTTTGATTTACTCCCATAAAAGGTTCTGGTAGTTGGTAACTACTTTTTACAAAGTCAAACATTCCCATTATGAGTTCTCCCAATTATCTCTTTCAGATTTGCGGAGTTTCTTGAGTTCTTTATACAGTTCTTTGATCTGCTGATAAGCATCTTCGGGCGTAATTTTATCAGCAATTTCTAATCCAGCAATTAGACCCACTTTATCACCAAATCGTGCAAGTGCTCTTTCAAATTGTGTGAGATCTTCATACATGATGCTGTGCTCCAACATGTCTATACGATTATGTAGTTCGTAAATGCAATTACTGGTGTCAATACTTTCACTTTCTAAATGAACAATTCGATCATTTAAAGTGTTTTCAATTTTCCATTTCATAATTGACCCAAAATACAAGAACTAAACGTGAGTTGAAAATATTGTTGCCGAAGTAGTTGTGTGGCGCGTGATGTGTTTGCCCATTATACAAGATAAACCGATTAAATTTGTTGTCAATAGTTTGAGTGATTTTGAAATTATCATGGTTAAAATTTTGTTTCCATTCACCAAAAAATTTAATAATATTCGCATTTCTTGTTGTTGATGCGATTGGAAATGCGTCAACATTTTTATATCCATTCTCATTAAGACATTCACAAAGAATAGTACCAGAGTTTTCTGGAGGATTTTCATTTAAGTATATCAATCCAGCTAAACCTTCGTTGTCTTGGTGAATTAATCCACACTTATGAATTGCTGATGTAATATGAAAAGATGCGTTAAACTGATTCACCTTTTTACCTATTTGGGTTTCAAGCGATGAAATTAAGTATTCATTAATATCATCAGGAACAAGACAACGAATCCCTGGATAATTGGATCCATTATCATTCATAATACAACTGTGTTTTTCTTTAAGTAAGTCTAAGGCAATCTTTCTAATGTGATGAGGATCATCAAAAAAATCATCAATGATAATAGGAAGGTTCTTCATTTCTTCAGAGTAATCATTTTGATGAACTTTTTATGACTGATCCAGAATAAACTATCCTCATAATTTTTGGCGTTCTGAAGTTCAGTTTGAGACGTTTCTCCAAGATCATATTCCATGTATTCCTGACGTATTTTATTTACATCAAACCATTCAAGACCATAAAGAATTGGAATGTAATTGATGGCATTAAACATTCCCCAAGGACAGTAAACATCTACATCTATTGGCATACGATTTTTCCACATCTCAAGATAACTTTGAAGATTTGGAGTGAGTTTGAGATTATACTTAACCTCTTTCCAAAACTCAGTATCTTCTCTCTTGACCAGATAGTGTGCCTGAACATAATCAACGATATTGTCAAAAATATCATTAACTCTTTGATTGCATGTGTCAACATCATATGATGGTAGATAGTGGGTAAAACAGAACATCTGTTGAATCACACTACCGATTGATGTTGCTTCTAAAGGCTCTACAAAACTCTGCGATAATCCTACAGCATAACAATTCTTATGCCAAGACTTTTCTAATCGACCAGGATCAAATCGAAACTCTTTTGCAATATCTAACTTCCGACCATATGCTTCTTCCATCTCCTGATGAGCTTCATCCTTTCCAATGAACCCATCACAATACACATATCCATTTCCAGTTCTTGTTTGTGTTGGAATTGTCCATGACCAACCAGCATTTCTTGCTGTAGCCATCGTGTATTTGTTGTACTCCTCCATCTCATCTGTTGGAAATGCAATAGCAGAATTGACAGGAAGATATTCGGAATATGATTTCCATTTGATACCATATGTTTTTTCATGAATCAATCTCTTGAATCCACTACAGTCAACAAAGAAATCTGCATGATATTCATGATTATCGGAGAAAACACATTCCATCTCACCAGTTTCAACCAATCGTGTTCCAGTTAGATCATCCTCAATGACATCAATATCCCTCTTAATACACTCTTTGTGTAGAAACTTATTAAGTGCAAAAGTATCAAAATGATACTGATTAGATGGTGAGTTATCATGACTATTGAAGGCATCCATAGATACCTCATTTCTCCAAGTTCCTGGAGATTGCATAGAACTTGGAGGAAGTTGATTTGCTATGACATGTGCATAATTGTAGAAATAACCACCTTTCGAATTTGCATTTGGATTTCCAATGTTGTGCATGAAATCGTGTTCAGCCCAATTCTTAAAATATACACCAAGTTTAATTGTAGCATTGGCCTCAAGAATAGATGCTAACTGAGGAATACCAACGTACCTGCAGAATTGTGCCCAATGTTCTGTCGAACTCTCACCAACTCCAACAATACCAACTTTGGAAGATTCAATGATTCGAATGTTTTTTGATGGAAATGTAGTCTTAAGAATGAGCGCAGCAATGCAACCAGCAGTTCCGCCACCTACAATAATAATATCATTTATTTTTTTCATACTCGTTCATCAATTCCTTTGCAATTCTATTGTATTCTCTTTGTTTAATTAAATTTGTAATAGGATTCTTTGGGTGAAATCGAATCATCCAAAAAAATCGTTCAGTCTTAACACCAATCAATTTGAAAATAAGATTTATGAATGTCACAACATTTTCATCTACCCACATCATATAAGCAATGATGCCAAATATTGACAATAGTGTGTATTGAAATGTCATTCGACTCAAGTAAAATACTATTTAATCATTCACAGAAAGCATCACCTACAATCGCACCTCCAAGAATACCAAGAGGAATTGACCATGGCATAGCATCTGATTTTGAAATAGCTCCAGCAACACCAGCACCTACAATCGCACCCACACCTGTAGCAGCACAGGATTGATATGATCTCTCTGGCGATGAATAAGAACGCCCATAACTTGTATTTCCACCACAGGGTCTTTGATAACTCTGAGTATCTACATACCCCTGCTGATAATTGCCATATCGATCATATCCACCAGGAACATACTTCTCTTTATATGTCGTGCAGACTTGATAAGTTGTAGTCTGCTGTGCAAGAACTGGTGTTGGAATCAACAAACAAATTAGAAGAAATGGAAGTTTTTTCATGATGTTTTTTTCTGATGATCCTTAATGTACTTGTGAGCCTGTTTGACAGTATTTACCACATCAAGTTGTTGACCATTATGAATAATCATAAGTTTCTTGCCAAATGGAACTGCTGCGTACATTCTATCGTCAGTAATAAATCCTTCCTTCATACTAGAAACTCCTTTTCGTATTCGATAAGTTCTTTGGGAACATCAAGAATGTTAGAATCAATCGGTTTGGATTGATTCCATCGGGTTGTACCCCCAGGTCTTTTGTTCAATTTGATTCCCAAATGAGAATACTTCAAATGGGTTGGGATCTTGACTTGATAGTTGACCCCATCATTTGAGGTCAGAGCAGCCAGAGCATCGTTCTCCTGCTGAGTGACCACGATTGTCTGACAACATTGCCAAAAAATGGATTTGAACTTGTCAAAGTCGGTCAAATACACCTCTGGGTGATCCAGAATCATGCGGCCAATGAATTGTGGGGACAAATAGTGGTCATGTACGACCTTTTGCTTTACACTTTTGTTTTTCAGTGCATTTTCGCTGATCAGGCCGGTAGGATTGGGCAGACCCGCGTCGAAGACGCCAATATAATAGATTCTGGTAATGGGACGGGCAAATTCGGGTCGGCCCCAGTTATGTAAATTGGCTTTGAGACTATTAAATGTAGTCTCGCAGTAGATTGTCCAGTCCTTCATCGCTTCACCACACTCACAGCAGGTTCGCCTTTATGGAAAATGGTATCAACCACTGCCTGCACCTTGCGGGAGGTGCTGATACCCACATTATCATACACAGGCACACAGACTAGACCAAAAGTCTTGGATTTATCACCCAATCGGATAACACGACCGATGGTCTGAGAGATACCAATGTAGTCCATGTTTCGCATGAACAGCACTGCTTCCAGACCAGACACATTGATACCCTCAGAAAGGATGCTATGATGAATCACAACAAACTTCTTTGAGGTATCCTTACCCCAAGCATTGAGAGTATCAAAGAACTGCTCACGGTTGACCTTCTGACCATCAATCACAGCACCAGTCTTAGATGTAATCATCATCCAAGAATAACCGCGCTGTTGTAGTTGAACACAGAAATCAGATTCTGCTATCAAACCCATGATTTGTTTAGTGGTACGAGCACAGATCAAAACTTTCTTGACATCTTGCTCATCAATCGTTTCGATCAGATTGTCAGCATCACGGGAGAAAACAACCTGCTTACCTTTAACCATCGGCAGTTGTTTGACAACAACCTTAGGAGGAAGAATATAACCTTGCTCCACCAGTTCAGGTGCAGGAACCTGACAAATTACCTGACCATAGACCTCAGGCATGTTCATACCTGGTTTAGAAACAGTCAGAGAATGTTTGGGAGTGGCCGTGAAGAAATAGCAGCGATCTGCAATCTCAGCAAAGTGCTTGGTAGCAGGGAAAAAGTTACGCTGAACGCTATTGTGTGCCTCATCAAAGTAAATGGTATGCACATCAATACCTGCTTCCTGAATACGATTCAGAGAGTTATAGGTGGTAAAGATGATACGATTGCGCTTGTAGGTTTGCACTGCCCAATCATAGATTACATCGGGATTGGTAGTGGATTCGTGATGAGTTTCTCCACTATGTACATGAAGAATGCGAACCATAGGGTCAGTGATATGCTCTAGAAACTCAGCAGATAATTGCTCAGCGAGCAAGATGCGCGGAGCACAGACTACAATAGTCTGCGGTGTTTCTGACTGAAACTGGCGCAGAGTATCTACAATCATTTTTAGGGTCTTCCCACCGCCCGTGGGAACGATCACCTGACCTTTGCTATACTTCTGCATAGCAGCGACAGCGCGGTGTTGATGTGGGCGAAGAGAAATCATGAACTCCGTTTCAATATGGCTAATATACTATGAAAAAAGGGGTCTGTAAAGACCCCCTGTGACGGTTATGAAAGTGGATTAGAGAATTACCAGACCGTCAACTTGCTCTTCTTGCACACCAATTTTTTGAGGAATGGCACCAAGAATCGAGTAAGGATCGTTCTTACCACTCATTCGAGCCATGGCATACTGGAGCACAAGATTGTCCAGAGATTCCAACCACTCCATTGTGCGCTGTTGTTCATCATCCAGTTCACCATGACTTGATGCGCCAGTAGAAAACAGAACCACTGGCATCGTTTCACGAGTGCTGACATAATTCTGCATCATGTTCTCAAACATACGCAGAACACGGGTAGAACCGTTCGAGTTAGTGTTCAGAACAGATGCTTCAGCGCAGATGTCAGAAACATATTTTTCAGCATCTTCACGAGAATAGAATTCGATGTTGCCAGCGCGATTGATCTCGTCGATTGCATTTTTGGCAATCGTACCAACAGTTTGAGGAGTGAAGTTGTGATTCAGCGTGTTGATCCAATCTTTCACAGACTCAATATCGCAAGAGATGCTACCTTTGCGAATTTTCTTCGAAGCGATGTTAGTGACATCTTTGGCAGTGTGGGGTTTCTTGCCGTTATCCACGTTTGCACTCAAGCGAGAATCATCAAGAGCATCTTTATCGTCTTGTTGAAACTCAGTGCGAGTTGTCATATCAAACTCGTAGTCGGCAAAAACCCAAAATTCGTATCCTTGATTCAGGAGTTCACGAACGCGGTTGAATCCATCTTTAAGATCATCTCCGTTAGTTGTTTCAGGAGTGTATTCTGAAACATCAATGCCGCGAGCAAGGCTCACACCAAGGCTTTCTTTTTGGGCACCAGTACCACCAGCACGGGCAGTGTTATCGGTGTTGCCATCTTCATCCTTAAGATTCAAAGAAAGAAGACGCTTAAATGAATATCCAGTAAACTTAAGACCAGGATATTCTTGGGGCGCAGGAAGAAGCGCAATGATTTCGTCCTGAAGTTCTTGCGAGACGCAATCCTTCGGAACGGTAATGTAGGTTTTCATGTGTTTTTAGTAAAGTAAAAGTCCGCTTGAAGCGTTAGCGTTGGCAGGTCATCCCTCACCAACAGGGCTAATATAACTGATTCAGAAGAACTCGTCAAGGTCCCCGACCAGTTCAAAAATCGTCACAGTGTCAGTCACCTTATCCCCAAGCACTCTCACCATGAGATCCAATGATCTCTGATGTGGACGACCCTTCCATCCATACCATTTGCTTTTCTTACCTACAGCATATGGTGGAAGCTTTCCTACGGAAAGATACTGCTCCGCAGTAAGATCATAAATCTTTTCTCCATCTTGTAACCACCAATGAGTTTCACCACGGTAATCAACACCACTCATCGGTTGCAACTTATCAGTATCCATCAAATAGAACAATGCCTGTGTAGAGTGATAGCAATGCCCATATGTTGAATTTGTTTGATTCTCTGCACGATACCTAGTTGATAAAAGATCTGGTGTGAGATTGCGTTTAATCAATCCCATCACCAGACACATATTATGTTCTGAATATCGATATGATTCAAATTCTAAACGACGTGTCTTAAAGATATCATTACCTTTATATTTGTGTCTCTCTACAATCTTTATAGCCATCTCATCAAACCGGACAAAGCAGAGTCTACTGAATTTATGTTAGTTTGTCAAGTAGTTCATATATTCATCATAAAGAACTTGTTCCATTTGAGATGCTTCAATCTCCCATGGTTGATCTTCATAATCAAGACTGGAACAATCAATACCTTTCCACAGTCTCTTCTGACCTTTATCACGAAGAGTTCCTTTTACATGCTGATAAACATGCCAAAGCTCATGAAAAAGTGTCATGATGTAGTGATCTGGATTGAGTCCATTGTGCATCTCAATCTCAAATGCACGAGGACGATAATCACAATCCATTACAGTACACCAACCATAGACACCTTCACGCAATAGACCACGATGATTGACTGTAAGGTCTATTTTATGCTTCGGAAGATGTTTGTTCATAAACCACTCTACAACACCCTCACAGCGTCTTCTAGAGTAGTTATAACCGCTTAATTCAAGAAAGAGCATAATTCAAAACCGATTCAGTTACTTTAACACCCCAGTGCAAAAAATTTACAAATGCACCGACAAAGACCAGTTTTTCGGTTGTTGTAAGTCTCATGGACTCTTGCTATCTGTAGCCATTATAAAACCCCGCACAGGCGATCCTGGCGGGGTCTGTGGCAGTTCTTAAAGTGGCCTACTTGAAGTAACAATTAAAGGCAATCGAAATACGATCTTCGTTAGACTCATTTGGTTGAACTTCATGTTCAAGGTCTGATGGAAATAAAAGCATCATTCCCTCTTGAGGACAAAGAGACCACGACTTTGACAGTCTAAATCCATCTCTTATTTGTTCAGGTGTCCTATCTAATAACCTAGATCTTGAAAATAATCGGGGTGTGTAGAATTCGATCTCTCCGCAGTTATCGGGCGTCTTAACCCAAAAAACGCCAGAAAAATGACAATCCGGATGACTATGCAGTTTGTTATAACTTCCTTTCTTATTAATATTTAACCACATATTTGCCAAATTATATTCACCTTGATATGGAATTGATTTTTGAATATGATTGAAAATATAATTGTAAAAATTTATAAAAGTTGGTTGGTGATAAAAATTGTCGTGGGATTGCCAACCACCACGATTTGAAATAATTACACCATCATTATCATATTTTTGATATTCATATATCCACGAAATTAAATCATTTTTAATTAAGCGATAATCGTCACACTCAATTAAAGAAACTAATGATGGGAATAACGGTATATGTCGAATATTCATTCTTCTGCTTTAAATTCTGAGGACATTCCAAGGTAAGGTCTTTTATCATAAATGTGATCTGCATAAGGACCATCAGCATTCACATAATGCAAAAATGATTGAAGATACCATTTTTGCGTAAAGGGAGGTCTCCAATGATATAAATCACATCCTCTATATAAACAAAGATCCCCCGGTTCAAGTAAAACTTCTACAGGATCACTTTTATCTTCATTTTTACTAAAATAAATCGGATTAATTGAATCTCCTTCAGGTATTCCTAATGCAAGCGTTGCAGACATTTCGCATGAAGGACGATCACGATGATTTACAAGTTCATCTCCAATGCCATATAAACGACTATATGTGTATGTTGGAAGTAATTTATATCCAGAGATTTCACTCAATGCTTCTGTAGATGCCTCCAATATGGTTTCCATAAATGGATCACTATAAAACGAATATGAAAATGGTGCTTGGTGATCGTTGGTATCAGCATGGCCCGCTTTAATTCTCAAAAAGAAATAATCTTGAATAAAGTATGTAAAATCTCTATCAAGAAAATTCTTGACTACAAGATAACCTTTTTCTTTAAAACTCATAATAATACCTCAACGAAACGGTGGCCCATGAACCCATGCCACTAAAGCATATCTTTCTCCTTTAGTTACCGGAGTACATTCATGTAATGTATAAGAAGGAAAAAAGACGCCCATTCCTTTTTTCTTTTGAATTTTTATTCCTTCATGGCCATGATGAAGAATCAAATCTCCACCTTCATACTCACTTGGATCGGAAAGTTGAATGACTACACTTAATTTACGATTATGTGGTACGTTCCATGTTAACGGATCTATGTGTTTTTTATAACAACCTTCCTCTTCGGATTTATAATGGGTAAATTGAAGTCTTTCTATTTGTGTCAAATCAAATTTAAAAAACTGTTGATTTATTTGAACCACTGATTGTGATAATTTATTATAAATCCAAGAAGTATGTGAATTTGTAGGAATCCAAGATACGAAAGAACGACGATGATCCAAACAGTTTTCTCCAGCGCCTCCCGTTTGTGCTCTCTCCATGTTTAATGTGGTTCCGATTTTTATAATCGAATCCAATTCGTCGGAAGAAAAAATGCAATCATTCCACACATATAATTCGTAATGATGTTGATTTAAATACCAATATGAAGATGTCTCATTTACGTTTTCAAAAATTTTGTCTCTTAAAGGTTGAATATTGTCAAGAGAATTATAAGATTTCAAATATGTGGAGATCATGTCATGAGAGTTCTGTGGATGGCCAAGTGATATTGTAATCTAATTCCAACAAAGATTTTAAAGATTTTTTTGAAAGAATAAGTGAAGCGAAATTTGTTTCGATATCAAAACATTTTTGAATATAATCATGAATTGCGTCAGTTAATTCTACAATTTTGCTTCCTGTTAATTCTACCACACCATCTCGGGTTTTCCAATTATAAGTTGAATCTAAGTTATTTGCAACTAAATTTCTTTTATGGTAAAGGGAATTTACAGTTGACTCAGTTAAAACATATGAAATTTCATCATATGTTATAGATTCAGTTTGTGCTTCCCAACGAAGATTGGCAACTTCATCACAAAGTCTGTATTTAAATTGTTCTAAAAGTTGATCACTGCAACTATAGTTGAGAATATCCGAATCAGTAATTTTAATCCAACCAAGTTCTTTCAAATCTGGATCCGGTAAAAAACAAAGTCCAGAAATATTTCTCCAACCATTAGGTAAAGTTTGAATATTGCTAAGATTTTTGTCAGATTTATCTTCAACAAAAGCGTAAAATTTGTCAATCATGATTGCGTTTTCCCCTTTCTCTTAGATTTTGATTGAGTTTCTTGAATTTCTTCAGGATTTTTTTGTTCTATACTTGCTTCTAATTGTTTTTGTTCGCCAAAAAGTTCAGATGAAAGTTGGTTTACCTCATATTTAGCTTGCAAGGCAAGTAGTTCCTTTTTCTTTTGCAATTCAACTTCAACTTCAACTGCTCTGAAAGCTCTTTGTTCTTTTTGTCCTTCAAGTTCCCAATCAGCTGAACCTTTCCAATATGCCGAAGCAGTCTCATCATCATGCCACGTTCTCCAAGCACTAAAGTTTTGCTTTGGTCTCATCGCAATTTCTACTCCCACAGATGATGCAAGTTGTTCAAGAAACTCAACGATTTCTGTGGGTCTTAATGGTATCCACATGTTACCAAAATCACCTCTCATTGAAATTTCGATAGAACCACCACCGCATGGTCCAGACGTGATAGATCGAGCACGAGTTCTATTTTGCAATGTACTTCTGTACGAATCTTCTTCGTACATTTCATTCATTTTTTGCTTATATTCAGGTGATGCTTTTGCCATAATACGTTTCGAAGAAAAATATTAATTTTATTTATTTATTGATTGTTCCAACTAATCGTAATTGAAGAACCACTAGGAACAGTAACTGGATATGTTTCTCCAGGAAGTACATATACTGATGATTGTGATTGGGGTTGCCCAGTTGCTGCTCCTGCTTGTCCCGTTACTGGATTTCCTTGATGGCCCGTGCCACCTTGGGTAGTATTGCCATTAGGTCCATTAATTGAGTGTTGTACTGGGTTATTATTAACATGTTGGCCAGCGAATCCAGATTGAGCTGCGTAAGCATATCCGCCTCCTCCAGCACCACCGCCGGCACCAGCACCATGAGTGGGCGCAATAGGAGGATAATAACCACCTCTTCCACCTCTTCCCGCTTCATGATGATTAACAGCTGCACCAAAACCCCCATCACCTCCAACTCCGCCGTGAGGGCCCCTAGTTTGACCGGTCGAACCGCTGTTGCCATGCTGAGCACCACCGCCGCCCGCGCCGCCACTGCCGCCCTGGCCACCTACAGTATTTCGAATTGGCGCTGGATTTATGGTAGACCCGTTGCCGGCGTAACCGCCGGTTCCTCCCTGACCCTTAAAACCACCAGCGCCACCACTGCCACCAGCGGCGTGGTGATTAGGGCCGCCGCCATAACCAGGATGGCCATTACCGCCGGGGTTTCCAGTTCCAGGTCCTCCAGGACCTCCTGCTTGTCCAGTAGCACCAGTACCACCAGCACCACCAGGAAAATTTAAATGAGTATGATTTGGTGATCCAAAAACTGCCTGAGCTCCTGCGCCGCCGGGATTGCCTTGAGTGCCAGGTTGGCCATTACCTCCTGCGTTAGGATGTCCTTGATTATAATGTTGGATTACAGGAGCATGGCCGCCAGAGGTGCCGAAAGTGTGGCCAGGGTTGCCAGGGTTGCCACTGTTGCCTTCATTCCCAGCAGAACCATTGCCCCCAGCTTGGCCAAAAAGACCGTTAGCTGGGACTGTGCCGATTACACCAGACCCGCCGGGGCCGCCGTTCTGAGCGTGAAATCCGCTAGTATAACCTGCAGTTCCAGGCAAAAAGGGTCTTAATGGTGTAGGTACTCCCGGCGCGCCACCCACACCACCGCCGCCACCGCCGTAACCGCCACCGCCGGGATTGGCATTGCCGCCGGGATGGCCACTGCCGCCCTGGATCGCCGGAGCTTGATGTCCATGAGGATTATAATGAGTTCCATTTCCCGCATACCCTGTTGCGCCATGTCCACCAGCGCCGCCTTGGCCGGGTCCTCCCGGTTGTCCAGGTCCTCCATGACCCGAAATTGTAACTCGTTTTATACGAGATGGGATTCGAATATTTCCGGGATTATTAAAAGTTAATGTTGTTCCTGTGGGAGTTGTAACTGCCGAAGGAGCTGCTGTTCCTCCAATGATTGATTTACCCGATGCTCCGAATGCCATGTTTTTTAATCGTAATAAAACCAACCTGTTATTATGTATTTAGCATTATCTCCATAAACTACGTTGCCGCGATGCGTATGCGTAAACCCTGCAGGCCATATTACCATGCAATTTTCTTTTGGAGGTATTCTCAATCTTTGATATAAAAACTCAGTTTCTCCTGCAGCATTATGTTCTAAAGTATTCAGATATAAAGAATATACTAATCCTCTCCATGCTTGTTCCCCATTCCCTTGTTCTGGATGCCATACATGATAACCACCACCAGGCATCGTTCTTTGCATTTTTACAGAACTACATTTTAATGATGGTTCTTTTAATACGTCAAATTCACTCACATATTCATCAAAACAATTTTGCAATCCTTCAAAAAATACATCAATTGCTGGACGACCTTCAAAGGATGAAGTTGGATGATTTCTTATATTTAACATCACTGAATCATCATGTTTGGATGTCTTTGGTACATTTTCAGATTGTTGTCTTGAACCAACCATCCCAGACTGATTAAGACGTTCAAATTCTTCAATCATATGCTGACAAAATCCATCAGCATATACGTTTTCATACATTCCAATAAAATCAACATATTTTGCTTTCATGACATTACAAAAACTTTTGAATATTTATACGTTTATTTGCGAAAGAATCCCGTACCAACTGGTTCCAGCATCAAGTGTAATAAAAGACCACACATTAGTTTTATTTGCAGTTGTTGTCCAACCACCAGTTCCTGCAGGTGGAGTTGTATTTCCTTGCCATTTCACGGATGCTGGCCAGTTTATAGTGGAGGCAGTAACACCTGGATTTGTAAGGTATAAGACAAAACTAAAAGCACCTGAAGATGGCATTCCAGTAGTATTAAATGAAAAAGTTACCGCATTATTTGGCAATGTTCCGTACTGTACGTTACCATTTGAAATTGTAATTGATGGTGTAGAACCTGAGATTGATCCTAAATTGTATGCAAATTCTGTGTAATTGGAAAAAGTAGATGTTAAAATATTTCTACTTTGATCAATGATATCTGTCCCTGTAATTTTAATTGTCATTATTATACGATATTAGGTTGAATAAGGTTTCCATACCAAGTTGTACCATTATTTAATGTTGTAAAAGACCAAATATTTGTTCTCCCTTGTATGGTTGCACTATTTTGAGTCCAGTCCGGAACAGTTCCTCCTGACCATACTACCGACCCTGGCCAAGCCAATGTCGTATTGTTTGCAGTTCCAGAGGCATTTGTCAAAATTAAAACAAAACTTGCAGCACCACTTGTGACACCTGTTGTAAATGTAAAAGTGGTTGTTCCTGATGATAGTAAAGTCCCAGTAAAAACTGTAGCAGTTGATAAATTTAAAGTATTACCTGGCGAAGCATTGGTATTAAGAGTACCTAATGCTGAGGCAGTTTCACTATAATTTTTCAAAGTAGCTGTTACAATGTTTCTACTCTGATCAATAACATCTGTTCCGGCAATTTGAATTGTCATCGTTATGTGTAATTAAAAAGTACGATATTTCCATACCAAGTAGTTCCATTTGGCGTAAACCAACTCCAAACATCTGTTCTATTTGCTATACCTGTTGAAGCTGGTGCGGACCCTCCTGTCCATTTTAATGTACCTCCAACTGGTGCTACCCAACTAACACTATGAACTCCAGTTGCACTTGCTTTTAAAAAGAAAAGAAAACTTGTTGCGCCAGAAACGCCGGGTTGTATAGTAAGAGATGGAGCACCTGCCGTCGAAATAGTTCCTGTAAAAATAGATGCAGTCGATAAATCAAGAGTTTGTGATGCTCCAATATTACCAAAATTTGTCACAGTTTCAGTATAATTTTTCAAAGTGGCAGAAAGAATATTTCTGTTTTGATCAATAATGTCTGTTCCGGCAACTTGAATTGTCATCTTTATTTTTATTGATTATTTATTTCATTTTTAAGGTTTTCAACCTCTTGAGAAAGTTCTTTAACTGCCTCAATCAGAACGCCAATTAAACCATTGTAATTAACTGTTTTTGGATTTGTATCACTTACAAGTTCAGGAAGAACTTCTTCAAGTTCTTGTGCAATCACACCAATAGATGGCTTATGATCTTTCTTCCAATCGAATCTAACACCACGAAGTTCTGATACAACCTCTAATCCGTTTTCAAATGTTTGAATGTTTTCTTTAAGATTGGCGTCAGATGTTGAGTTGAAATCTGTAGCTGTTGCTACACCTACGACACTTAATTGGTTAGCAAAAAGTGTTGAATTAAATGTTCCAATACCAGTAAATGTAGAAACGCCAGAAACATTTAATTGCTTTGTAAATAATGTTGATCCAGTAACTGTTGCAATACCAGCAAACGTAGAAACGCCAGAAACATTTAATTGCTTTGTAAATAATGTTGATCCAGTAACTGTTGCAATACCAGCAAACGTAGAAACGCCAGAAACACTTAACTGACTTATGGTTGCAATTCCTAGACTTGAAATTCCAGTAACATACAAGTTGTCAGTTAAATCTATATTTGTTGTGTTAAGTGTATTGGTATTACTATTCCATTGTAACGTTGTTTGGTCAATTGAAACTGCGGTTACAATTCCAGTTGTAATATTAGTAAGCAAAATGTTTTGAGTTCCACTATTTGCTACTATTAAGGATCCAGTGTTAGCAAGATTTGAGCCATCACCATAAAAAGATGTTGCTGTTACAATACCACCACTAATTGTTACTCCAGTTCCAACTTTAAGAATTGTGAAAGTAGAAATACCAGTCGTTGCATTTATATTGCCAGTGACGTTTCCATTAACATTTCCAATTAGAGAACCATAAAAAGAGTTAGCAGTAACGATGCCTACACTTAGAATTGAAGTATTACTTTGATTCGCAACATCAGTTGGTACAGATGTCCCAATTCCAACGTGAGTTCCCGTGAAAACAAAATTATTTGAACCTGCAGTTACTGATCCGTTATTATATTGGACATTATTTGTGGATCCAGCTGGAATTGGAGGAACGCCAGTTAGACCAGATCCATCACCAAAATAAGTAACAACACCACTTACAGCAGTTATAATTCCAGATGTTATTGTAACACTACCTAAGGTTGATATTCCTAATACATTTAAATCATCAAAATCATTTGGAGAAAACTGCAATTCTCTTTCTAGAGATGCTTTTGTGATGGAATCAACAGTTTGAATGCCAGCAAGTGTAATTTGCCCATCGTTTGTATGAAGGACTGTGTTGATTCCAATTTGATACGAATTTGCAGTGCTAACTCCACTAATAACTAATCCACCCGTCAAATTAATTCCCGAAGAATTGAGTGTAACAGCAGAACCAACAACTGCAGAAGATGTAATGACCGCAGTTGTTGTAGTTGTAACTCCAGTAACTGTTAGAGAAGTAGCTCCAATTCCACCATTAACTTGAAACTTATATAAAGAACTGAGATTAGTGCTACCTATACCAACATTTGCTTTTGCTACATCGGTAAAAATTAACCCATTGTTAACTTCAAGACCGTTCTTAACAATAAAATTCTTATTGACTCCAGCCATTGAGGTTCAATCTCCCCTCGATACTTTTTTATATTTATACTGAAGTTATAACTAAAGCACCAGAGTTGTTAATAGTGATTCTAAATTCACTACCATTTGGAGAAGTTAAAATCAATCCTTGAGTGCTATTTTCTCCTGCCTTAATGTCACCACCAACACTTAACGTACGATTTGGAAGTGATGTGCCGATACCGACATTGTTGCTAGATCCATAAATTGTGGATCCTACACCAACTTCAATAGTATCAACTGTTACATCCATAGCAGTAGAACTCTTGGAGACTAATCCAAATCTTCTCCAATCGTTGGTATCAGTATATACCCAACCAAGATAACCACTATTTGTTGGATTTGCATTGAGACTTACATCACCAGGATTACTCTGAGTTGTTGGTACTTGAGTGTCAAAAGTAATCTTACGGGATACATCAGCAGTTCCTTGAAGATAAATTGATTTAGCTTCGATTCCCTTCTCAGAGTTTGATGTAACCTTTTCATTAATAACAATAGGACCGTCAAATTGTGATATCAGAGATTTATCATCGCCACCACTAACGCGAATTGAACGATTAACATTTATTTCCAATGGAGAAAGAACATCGAAACCAATATTAATTCCACCCTCTCCAATATCTTGTCCAGTAATTGTTGGAACTGGAGAATCATAAATTTGTTCTTGGCCTGTAGTTGAATTTAATTTCTTGTTGCCAGTGTAGAAATTACCACGATCATCCATGCCAGTGTAAATGGTAACACCACCATCCAGTTTCACTGCCTGAGAAAGTAACTGATCTCTTTCTGTTAGAGAACGATCTTGTTTTTCTGGGAATGCAGTGGAATAGTTTCCAGGACCATATCCAAGATATTCAAATGTATGGCCAGATGCACGAACAATAGAGTTTCTACGTAATTCAACCGGTAATGGATTGATTTTTCTAACAATGGATCCCACAGCATGTGCTTGGCGATTGGTGCCAAGAACAGACCTAAAGGCATAAATTACACCAGAAGCAGGAGTTGTTTTAATTTTGAAGATTTCGTCATTAATTGAGAAGTAATCACCGATCTTAAATCCAAGAATATCAGAATTAGTAATATAAATTGGTGAGGTCTCTAAAGCAGTGGATGTAATTGCTGTTGCGAGAGTTGTTGTAATTCCAGCATAAATTTCGGTTAGTCTACCTGAAGTTCTTTCGTTTGTTTTTGTGATAAATCCACCTTGAGAAGTCAGTGCATGGCGATATACTTCAATTGTTCCACCAGTTGATGGTGCAGTAGTACCAAGTCCAACAATCCTAAATGATGTACTAATACCTGTTGTGGTATTGACTATAACATCATCTACAATATGATCACCATTGTAGATTGTATTTGTAGCACCATCAAATTTAACTTTATTTCCAATCTTGAGTCCATGAGCACCAGAGAAGGTTACAACACCAATTTGTGTGGTTCCATTATAAGTGAAAGTGGAAATTCCAAGAACTTTTCCTGCGGAAATTGCACTCGCATTTGCTGTAGCAGTAATTCCTACACCAGTTGTAGTATAACCTGCGATTGAACTTGATGATTGGACATAAAGTTCTTTTGGTTGATTCGCATGAATAATCTTATAAAGATTGTTATATTCAGCATACGAATCTGAGGTAATACCAGAAACGCTTATCCCCTCTCCACTTGGATCATAAACATTTGCTACGGTGATTGATGCACCTGAACCAACAGATCCAATACCACTAAGAGCACAAAGATCACCAACAGAATAGGAAGATCCACCATGCATGATTTTAACAGCAGTGACGGTTCCACCTGCACCAACTGTTACGACAGCAGTAGCATTAGATCCTGATGCTCCATTCAAACTTGTAAGACTTGCGTTATAATAAGTTCCTGCAACATATCCAGCACCACCAGTCTGAATTCCTACAGAAGTAATTCCAGAGAAACCATGATCTAGTGTAGTATAGATTGTATGAGTGGTTCCAGAACCAGAGATGACATCGGTGATTCCAAGACCAACATTCAAATCAAGGAATTTATCTTGAATTGTTTGTTTTGATAAACTTTTTTGAGGGTCGTTAATAACAACCTTACCAATTTGACTTGAAACAGCAAAACACTTTGCAGCCTCTGGATCCGAAACAACATTATCCCTATTTGTTTGTGGATAAAGATTCAAAATTGGTTGAGATAACTTATAACTTGTAAATGGAGAAACTGTTGGTGAAATTGAACTTTCAATTAATGTGAGATGATAGATGCCATCTTGAACATTACTTTCATATTTTTGTACTTCAACACTTCTGTAAATCTGATAGGTATTGTTTGTTTTCTTTCTCTTAAAGTAGGGAAGACTCGTATTTCTGGTATTTACATCACTTTGGAATTCTCCTGGATCGCTGCCAAGAGTATAACTAAACTGTTTTGTGCTACTGATTCCTGTAATTGTAAATGTACCATTGAAGGCTGAATTTGCAACACCAGTAGTGTTGTTTGCACTCTTGACATTCAGAACCTCAACTTGGGATCCAATAGTCAAATTATGTGGAAGTTCTGTAATAATATTTGCAGTTCCTGAACTGTAGTTACATGTTGCAATGAATCCAGGATTTCTTAATTCTGTAGTATTAGAAAGTGTTGCGGATGAGGTATTGAAATATTTTTGAATTTCAGTTGCATCAATTCCAAGAGTATCATTTGAAATTTGTAAGACATAACCATCAATTGGTGTTCTTGAGGCTATTGGAGAATCTTTTGGTATGACATAACGAACACGATAAACAGTGTCCGATACATTTCTAACATCAGGTTTTCTCTTAATATAAGTTCTTGGTGTCGCTGTTTCTGTATAAGTTGTATTCAACAGAGAATAAATTGTATTTTCTGTTGATGCGGAGGCAACATTAACATACCATTGCGAATTAGTAGTATCAAATCCTACGGGATGGCCAATGTCTCCCGAATTCTTATCAGATACTCTACTTACAACTTTAAGAACACCACCTTTTGTATTAATTGTGAGTGGATTTGAATTGGCAACATCTGTCAATGTCTGTGCAACTCTAACTTGATTTGCATTTACTCCAGATGTAATTGCATAATAAACTTGGTTTGCATTTAAACCATCTGGAAGATTACCAGTATCGCTTATGATACGAATTGATTCGCCATTTGCAAAAGTATGATTCGAAGTTAATGTAATAGTATTTGAAGCAATACTATTAATTCCTACTAAAGATCTACCAACTGTGTATGATTTTTCATATGAAAGATTGCTACTCGGCATTACAATCCTTGCCGAATATTCTGTGCTTATGCCACTTGAAGTAATCTGAAGATATAATCTATCATTTGGTTTTGCGCCAATTCTATAACCATCAATAATATTTTCTGGAACCTCATTTTGATTTGTTTTCTGATGCAGATATAATCTGTCAGTTGAACCGATTCCAACGGTATTAGTGCGATCAAGACTTAAAAATGATATATTTTTTTCCTCTGATTTATTTTCTTGAGGTGAAATGACATGAGTGATATACCCAACATCATCCTTTGAGAACGCATCCTTTCGGAATCCTTTTGCAATTAAAGCTCTTGCCCCAAAGTTGGAGTTAGAGTTATTAATGGAGAAGTCGCCACCATTTTCAACTTCAAAATGATTTGCATAACCAATCGCAAAGATCGATACTAATTGAACATAAGCATCGTTGGTTGCTTTGATATGGAAGTTTTCATATGTGGGTTTATAAATTGATCTTGAGTCTGTACTTAGATTTGTAACAGTTGTTGAGTCCTCATATTGACCAGTTGTTGAATCATATTTAATAAACGCATTATCATCTTTTTGCAATCCAATTCCAGTGAATTGTGCAACAACCATGGACTTAAATCCCGATGCGCTGTTTCCATCGGCCAACAAACCACACATTCCATAAACAGATCTAGATGAAATATTGAAAATATATGGGGATGCAGAAGTTACGGTGTCAACATTAATGCTTAAGGTCGCTCCTGCTACAGTTGGTAATAGATTTGTTGGAATATTTTGAACTTTATATGTCAGTGTTGTACTATCTACCGATTCAAATACAACAAATTTTCCGTTATAATCGCTTGATGAAACACCTTGAATTGTGATTGGGGTATCTACATTTACCTCAGGGAATGCCTCTTCTAAGGTAACTGTAATAGTTGTTGTTCCAGTGACTCCATCTCCAGAACGAATACTTGTGATTCCAACTTCAGCACCTCTTGAACCAACAATGCGATATTCATCAATAACAGGTTGAAAATCTTGATCAGCAGATGGATAATCATTAAAAATTTCCCTACCACTGACAGAACCATAACAGATACCAACCTTTTCATAGTACATATCCAGATCTGTTCGATCTGTTTCATATGTCAAGAATGTATCATTGATATCAACGCCATTTACACCATCAGCATATTCAAAACAAGATAATTTGTGGTGAGAGAAATTGGGAACAAAGACGTTGGTTGTGTAGTCTTTGTAGCAAGTTCCGTTTGGATCCGCATCAAGAATTGTAAATTGCCAGAAATAACAACCTCCAGTAATTCTAAAGATTGCAGATCTTTCAATACCATCATTTTCTGGATTTGGAACATATGTTGGACGAATTCTTGTTTTTCTTAAATCCATACCAACAATAGAAGTTCCACGAGGAACAATCACACCTCCATGAACACTATTCAACTTATACAGTGTATTGTTTTCCGCAGTTACATCAAAAACCGTATTTAATCCCCATTGAGTTAAATCATTTGAGGTTGCCCCAGTTCTTAATCTAAAATTATTACTACCATCTGGAATCCATCCTGGACGGTTATCAATGATGTGATCGCCAGGGTATACAAGAATTGTTGTTTTATTGAATCTATCGTTATTATCGCCACGCTGATAGGAAAATCTTGCTGCTTCTACAAGAGCTCTTTGAATTGTTCTAAATGGTTTTGTCAGAGAATTTCCCTGGTTCTGAATACTATCAGTTGCATCAATACTACTTGGATCAACGTATAGAATTGTACCACGAACTGATTTCAGAAAATTATCTAAGCGTGAGAGACCCATCTTATTAAAACTATAGTTTCCGTTATGGATTATTTATCATACAAGAAAACCTCCAATAAGGAGGCTTTCAAGTCACACGGAAGGGCTTTTTGGTTTTAGTATCGCCATTTATATATTAGCACACTTTCATTCTTTCCACAAGAGATTTAAATTTTTATCAAATACCATTACATATCTGTGTTTACGACTTCTTTCCTTCCACTCTCCTTCAGAACCTTTTATTTTTCCACGAGAGTGTTTAGTTCCGTCTGTATAGTAGAAATCTTTTCTTGGATCCGTGAGACCTGCATATTTAAAGTTACAAGCACGATAAATTGTACCAGTATGGTGATTTGAATCAGCATAAGAAATGATTGCTTTAACTTCAGTATCTTTCCGAAGTTTTCTAATCGCCCGTGACACAAACCAAGAAGTGATGTTATATTCGCATGACTGCGTGTTAGGTTCGATGCAAAGTCTTGAAAGTTCGAAAAGTCCTTGTTGTTCATATCGTTCTAATCCAAATGCTCCTACCGCAATTTCGGGTACTGGAAGACCAGTAAAGATGCAAGCACCAAGACAGTCTCCTAATCGAAGAACATCTGTAAATGATTTGCGGTAAAGTCCATAGTTGAAACCAGATTTAAAATCTTTAGATTCATCTTTTAGATAATGGTGAGTATAAAGAAGGTCTTTGATTTCTTCTTTACTCACCCTATCTATGTAAAACTCAGACTTCATTCGGGTTGCTTACAGTCCAGCATATATTCTACAGTATTTGCTACATCATTCATAGCATCACGAAGAAATGGTTGTTGTCCGCTTTCTTGTTTTACAACGGGACGTGTATTATCAGTTAAAGTCCAACGCCACTGTTTCATTTCTGAACAATACCAAAGATTAATTTTCATGCTTGAAATGCTCCAGTTCGATCCAGTTAAGGAGTGTTTGGAATACTGCAATAGAGGCAGCAGTGCAGTTATCGTCTTTAAGTTTTTGAACATAATATTCAAGTGCTTCAATGACCATTTGACGGTCTTGTTGTGAAATAAGTGACATTTGGAGTTTTATGAACTCAAGCCCCCGATCCGATTTGAACGGACAACCTTCTCATTACAAGTGAGATGCACTACCGTTGTGCTACAGAGGCGAATGTTGTATTTGATGACAGTTGGTACAACGAACTTCGCACTTTTCCTATTTAATCAACAGGCAATAACTCTGGATTTTCCAGTTCTAACTCAAACATTAGAGGATGACACTCTTCCATTATAAGGTAATATGAAGATTGGTACAAATCTTCTGGTTCAAAAGCAAGGTTATTATTTGCTTCTTCTACTATTTCGATAGTATGTAATCCTGTATGAGGAAGTTCGTCAAAGGTAAATGGAATACTATTAATGAAATACATCAATACTATTTCTGATCCCCTATTATACCAGCAATAAGCAGCATCTATGTGGTATTTCATAGATAACCCATCTTTTGAGTATAAAGTTATTTAGAACCTTAATACCCGTGGACAGATTCGAACTGTCGCTTGAACGATTTTAAGTCGTTTGCCTCTTCCGCTGGGCTACACGGGCATAAAATCACCCTTGATAGGTGATAGGATTATACTTGAGATACTCCCAGAATGTCAATTTCATTTCTTTTTGTGTCATTCCGCAATGTTTTGCGGCAGCAGGTAGAGTCATTTTAGCATGAAAGAGACCTTCATTTGCCTCTTTCACATTCTCAGGTGTTGTTTTGACTGGATATTCATATAGATTTTTATAGGAAATTTTATAAAGGTTCATTTACAGAGGACTTGCATAAGAAAGTGTATCTTCATCCACAGTTTCTCGAACAAAATTCAAAACGCTCATGAATTCTTCTACTGTATCACACTTAACTGTTTTTTCTGCTCCTTCATTCGAATAGAGATAAACGGATCGTTTGATCGGATCGATGACGCATCGACTCAGATATTCGTCTTGCATTGAGTTGTGTTGTGATTACCTTAGTATTATAGGACGATGTGGATATTGTGTCAACCTTTGTAGGGCCACTCCTCATCCTGTCCCATTTCTACTGGAAGGGGAACAACATCTTTACGGGTTGCATTGACAATATAATAGCAATCAATGTTGCTTGCATTGCCAGATTTAATATAAATCTTTTTACCCCATTCAATCTTATCAACGATCAAATCTTGAGAGGAACCAATTTGGGTTAAAGTGACTGTAATCGATTCTGGATCTACAAGACCACTCCAATAATCTGGAACTTCAATTACATTGTTATTTGTCAATCTACCGCGAATATAGACGCCATTTTCTGGACCTTCCAAACATGCATGAACTAATCTCATGTCTGGTTTTGTTGGATGTGGAATATTAAATGGTTTTATTGTAAAACTACCAGTCTGAGCAGTGACAGTGCCATTTACATTTAAACTTGTTCCTACATATGCAGTTACTGATGCAGTTCCACAAGTTCCACCAATAGTAATATCATTGTTAACTTGAAAGTGATCAATTTGTGCTCTTCTATGATAATAAGGAGTGCAAGCTTCTGCAGGATATGTGGATTGATTTATATTTCCATACCAAATATATTCATAATCGTTCATTGAGTTTCCCCAACCACCGGCAAACTTTTCGCAGTTTTTTCCAGACCCAACTGGTTTTAGCGTAAACGTGTCTACTTTTTCTGGAGATACAATTTCTCCATTAGAATCAAATGTGTCGGGCATAATTAATTTTCCTTAATGTCGTAATGATAACCTGAGATTGAATATTGATCGTTATTACCTGGATAATCTGCTGGTGTTTGTCCTTCATATTCTGGAATCAGATCTTCGCCATCAGAACGAGTGGCAAAAATATGATAGAAACAATCAATAGGTACTCCACCATTTGATTGTAAATATACTTTACTTTCATCAATTCTCTTAATCATAATATGTTGATGAGCACCAATGGGAGTCAATTGAACTGTAATTGATTTCCAATCAACAAAGTCTTTCCAGTATTCTGGAAGATCAATTTCAGTATTGTTTCTAACTCTTCCACGAATGTAAACATCATTATATGGAGCTTCTGGACAAGTATGGCGAAGTCTCCACCCCTCTTTTGTTGGGTGGGGAATATCAAAGTTCTTTTTGGCAGAAAGGAAATGTCCACCACAATTTGATACCACTTCACCTTGAGCATAAAGATTGAGTCCAACTTGTAGTTGTTCGTTTATATCTACGGGTCCAAGAAATGCTGATGGTCCTTTGACTGCTAAAGAATATGGATTATTTACACCTTTACATAATGCTCCAGGAATAAATGGATCCTTAAGAATATCGGTATTATTTGCCTCTCCAATCATCAAAGTAGCTGTAAGAAATGGATGGGGTTCTCCAATGGCAAGAGGACCCTCAACATATCCAGACCCACGAATTTCTGCAGGACCCGTACCTAATGCTCCTTCTGGAGAACCTTCTCCAACATATAATCTTTTTCCTATTGCTACATTGTCAAATTGCATAATTATTCTCCAAATGGTACTTCAGATGTATTGTATTTTTCTGGATCGGAATCGAACTTTGATTTTTTACTTGCAGATGATCCTGTTGCACATGCAGCAAGACCGCCGTAGATATTTAGAATGGCATCTCCAACGACTTCACAAGTTCCTGACGAAAAAAATCTTGCTGTTGATGATCCATTAATTTCAATATTTTTGCTATTGATTTCAACTGCAGTTTCGCCTTCAATTGTAACAACACCATTCTTATTGTCATGGCCATCTGCTTTTACAAATACATTATTACCTTCAATTCTCACATTTCCATCAGTTGCTTTGATGACAATATCACCTTTGAGTGCTTCGAGAATAAATGCGATTGAATTTTCATCAATATCATCTCCACATTTAATTGCATAAACGCCAGGACAACGATTCAATGTCCATCCAGATCGTGTTCCTTCACCATCTAGCGTCATATAGTGACGATAGTCATTTCCACTTCTTACCATGAAAGAAGAAATAACATCATCTGAATGAATATGTCCAAATTTTATTTCACCATTTTTATTACCGTATCTTAGAGTATGATAGTTTTCTTTTACCATTAGACTTTACCTACACAATCGATGACTGAAATGAGTTGCTGTTGAGCAATCGGCGGAACAGCAGCAATATCTTGTACTGTTTCAACAGTAAATACTGGCAATAATTCTACATTATAACCGCTTTCTGTTTGAATGTAAATGTTTGGAGTTTCTGTATATCCTTCTCCACATTGACTTAATTTAACTTGTTCAATGCTCCCAAATGAACCAAGAACCAACTCACCTTTTGCGCCATTTGCGGGTTCAATGACAAGTTTGTCCTTCTCACTATAGTTTAGACCAGGATTTGCAACATAAATTTCACACATCGAAAGTTTGGTGAAATATTTTTCTGGATCATCATCTTTCTTTTGTATTTCATTGATTGATTCTCCATCATCTTTGATAATACCTGTTGGAGTAATTGGAGTAATTGGAGTAATTGGAGTAATTTGTGAAGATTCCACGCATCCTGGAGCTTTGATTGTTTCTGCAACTGTTGAAACATAAGGTGGTTGTCCTGGATGTTGAACAGTATCTCCAACTTCGATAACCATTGTATCTCCTTTTTCATATGGAGAATTCCAGTATCCATCTGCCTTTTTAATTGTAGAATCGCAAGGTTTTGCAAAAACTTTATTATCTCCACCAAAGCTTCCATCGGGTGTTTGTATATATTTTTTTCCAGTATCTGGAACAATAATTTTCTCCACCTCATATTGAGGTTGATCCTTATTATCACCACCACCAGTAGGACTGGTTTCTTTCATTACCGCAATTGCTTTTGCGCCTTTTCCTATTCCACAATCATCCACAATCTTAACTGCTGGTGTCGAAAGATATCCAAATCCTTTTGAAATAAGATCCACACCAATGATATTTCCAGCAGCACTGATAATTGCATTTGCAGCTGCTGGAGTTTGTGGATTTCCTCCAACAAATTTAACTTTTGGTGGGCCGCATGGTTGAGGATTTGTGTTACATGCAAATGGATCCAATAAATCATCAACACTAAAATCAAAATCAAAAGTATCTGGATCAACAACACTTATTGCTTTACTTGCGATTTTTTGAGATTTATTAAAGATATTTTGTGCGCTACCAATCGTATCATTAATATTTCCTTGTGCCCCTTTCCAAAAACTCCAAGAAGTAACTTGCGGACAATGATAACCTAAAAGACCTTTAATAAATCCAAGAATGTCGGCAGCAAGACCTAATACAGAACTTGCAAGTCCTTGAATTGGTTCAATAAGTTTTTTGATTGAACTTGTAATGAATCCAGCAATTGAGCCCAATAAACCACCTATAAAGTTTTCTGTGGCACAAAGAGGAACATTGATGAGTTTTCCAGCACCCTTTGCAAACATATTATTTAAAAATTTCAAAATCATTGAAGGTAGTTTGGCAATGATTTGGTCAAAAATTTTATCAATTAGTTTATCTGCCGTTTTAATTTTTTTCTTTAATGCAGGTAATTTATTTGGTGGTGTAGTATAGTATGTCTTTTTGAATTTTTCATTTGCCTTTTCTTTTGTATATTTTCGAATTCCCTCAACAGTTTTTTTGACTGACTTTGCAATTTCTTTTGTCCCTTCTTGAAGTTTTATTGCAACATATTCTTCAAGACTTACCTGTTGTCCTTTATATTTGATGGGTTTATCTACAACTGATGTCCAAGAATTTACTGCTTTTTGTGCATTATTAATATCCTTGATCATATTTTCAAGTTTGGTTTTAGTCTCGTCTGTATCAGATGATTTACATCTTTTTGGAGACTTCAAAGGAGTTGTTTTATTGCCATCTTCTTCCATCAGTTGATCATCAACTGATAACCAAGTCTCATAAGATAAAACACCCTCTTTAGGTCCTGGACCTCCAACCGCAGGACTACCACCTGACGGGATATTAAACATTGCAACCTTTTCTCCAGTATATCCGCTACGTGGAGTAAAACCAAATTGGGGAATTGTTTGAGATAATGTTACCTGATCATTATTTCCAATCGCACCAAGAATGACAGGTTCTCTTCCATCAATTCCATCTGCATAATAACCAACGACAAATGTTCCTTTTCTTAAATTTGGCGTTTGAAAACTTCCTGCATGACCAGATCCACCGGTGACTGGATACAGGACAGTGGCCATTTCCAGTTGATCATCTGGAAGTTCACCTGTGTCTGAAGTGTCTCTACCAAATATTCTAACTTTATATCGAAATCCAAATCCAGGAATTTGATTTGAATCCTGCCATTTTTCAGAAGGTATATTACCTTTCCATGTCGAATCATCGACAATTTGACCTTGCCAAAGGATTCCTGGTAGTGATCCCGAATATTCGTTAAAAAATGACATTAGTCCTCATAAATCTTGCATTCTGAAGCATCTGGATGCGAATCACAATACAATTCTAAAGGCGTTGGATCATAATCCTCATCAGGATGATTGACTTGATATGCTTCCAGAGCATCCAGTTCATCTTCGATGTGACGACGACGTTGAGAATTTGTATTAGGATTGTCTAATTCATCCCGATCATCATTGATGTGTTGTTGAAGTGATTTTTCCATTTTAGAACGGTTTCCTTCCAATTGAATCTCTAACCAAATTAAGTGATGTAAAACAATTGTTCTTGGTGATACGATGAGCTACATCTGCTACCATATATATGCCACTTTTCTTCTTACTATAAGAAGTTGTTTCATTGGAGGACACTTCTGGAAAGTCGCAATGAATTACATCGCCTGCGCGAATATTAAAGTCACCAGCAATCATGACAGAAAGTTTGATTGCGAACAAACTATTATATCTCATCGAAGATTGGATAACAACCTCATCTACATTAAAGTTTAATTCATTTGATTTTTGTAGTTGTTCATCCAATTTCTTGCCTGTTGGAAGCACACCAACATCTAAATTTTTAACATATCTTTTTGTCGTTTCATTTTGATCATCTCCATACTTGATCTGCTCAGTTCCCCCAGTGTTTGTTTCATTGAACTGAACATCTGAATTTACTTTGTTCTTATTGCCATACTCATGAGTTAGAGGATTAAATGTTCTTGTTTCTGCCTGACCCATTGCACCAGTTGCACGAAGTTTCTTCAGGTTGAATGTAGAATCAAATGAGTAATCTAAAATCTTTCCATCATAACCTGGAGGAACTTGGCCAATCAAATTGTTGAAGATAAGAGTCCTCTTTGGTTTTTGTTGAAAAAGTTTATCAATCGATTTAAACTTGAATCCGTCTGCAGTTTCGTAGAAAAGATAACCTGCCAATTTACCCTTTGAATCTTGAATATCTGGGACGCATCTCTTTGCTAACCAAGTACAAAGATAAAATGGTTTTTCACTCTTACCAGTAAAGTTAAAAGAGTTTAATCCCGCATCAACATCAATGTTTTTTGGTGTCTTGAGAATATTTTGGAGAATACTCTTTACATTGTCTGGAATTTTACCATCATATCTCTTTACAACTCTTGCAGTTAAATTATCATTTGTATGATATTCTGTAGATGTTAAATCTATCGAGTACACAGTATTATTTGTACTCTCTTCAACATTTCTAACTTGTAAAAGTCTTAGGGGATTATCAGTTTCTTGGTCAAAATACAACTGAGTTCCGTAACCGTCCATAATTTTTAAATTAATCTTTTCGCCAGTATTTAAATTAACATCCCCATTTTCAATAACAGTAACTCCTTCTCCTGCAGTCCGATGACCTGTATCGACAAGTGTTGCAGTTGCTCTAACGGTATGGTCTAAGATACTCTCATAGTATGTAAGTTCAATGATACCATTTTTGATATCCGTTCCTTTTTTATCGCCGTAATTGGATACAACTTCAAAAATACTAATCTGACCTTCACCAGCACCTGCTTGAATATTTGCAGTCATTGCGTTACCTACTTAAACTGGCCATATTATTATTTACACCGACAGGAATTGGGAATGTAATTGCCTGACCCGATGAACCCATGGGAACTGGGATTTGTTTTTCAACAATCATTGGTTGAATGAGTATTGTTGTACCTCCAGATGTATCATAGGAAGGATACATGGAAAGTGGAGAGTAATTTCTTTTGTTTTGTGGACCTACAAGTCCACCACCTTGCATATTGCCCCCATAAGGAAGACCTATCGCGGCCGATGCACCTGGTTTTGGTTTTGGTTTTGGCGAATTGGCAGCCGCTCCACCAAACCATCCAAATTTATCATACCAAGGTCGTCTAGACCTGAATTTTTCTTCATCTCTTGCCTTCTTCAATGAACTTTGAAGTCTCTTTTGTGCTTCTATTTGCTTTGTTGTTTGTTCTGGTTTTGATTCTGGTTTGGGTTTTGGTTTTTTTTGTTCTGGTTTAAATCCCCCTTTGTACTCAAAATGAACATCATCTCCAGGAATCTGAGCCCAGTGCCATCCATACTTTGGACCATTTCTTTTTAACCATTCAAAAGCAGGAGAGTTTGTATTAATATCTAACGCTTTTCCCTCTCCATGTTGGGAAGTTCCTGGAGCTGCTGCAATAGGATATTTTCCTACAATAACTTCTTGATGTTCATAACTTCTATATGCACTATTAATTGCTCCTCTTAAATCTATTCCTTCTTTTGCTGCTGCAGCAACTGCAGCATTAAATGCCTGACCTGCCTCAGACAATAACATTGCATTGCTTCCATACCATGCTTGTGGATAATCTGATTGAAAAGATCCAACAACAATCATATCTTTTTCTTTCAATTTTCCATTATTACCAGTGATTGGATTAACTGCTCCCGCAGAAATTCTTGATGTCCCTTCAGGTCTTGCTCTTCTTTGTTGTATTAATGCTTTGGAACTGAGATCTATAAGAGAATTTTTACTATCAGGATCAAAACCCATCGTTGCCAAAATACCAGCAACATTTTTTAAATATTGTGCTTGATCGTTTTCTGAAGCAGGTGCATATGCCTCTATATTTGCTCTCAATCCTTCCATTGGAGAACCATATGTTCCCATCCCTCTGTATTTGCCATAATTATTTTGCCATAATTTGATATGATCTTTTACCGCATCTTCAAGACTATTATAAGCTGCAAATCCACCATCAGATCCTCTATTTCCAGTTCCTTTTTGTCCAAAAGGATTATTTAAATTTTTAGTTATGGGACTACTAAGATATCCACTTTCAAGCATTGCTTGTGCGGCAGTTAATTCTGGCATTGGATCACCATTTTTCTTTGCCAATTCATAAATGGTTGCAAAAGCTTGTTTTTGATCCATTTTCATCGTAATTGGGCCATACTCAATTTCACTCATAAAGGAAGATCCTGGTCCAGCTCCTCCACCTCTACTCGTTAAACCGCCACTAACTTTAATTAATTCTTCAGTAACACTTCTCAATGCATCATTAACACGATTTTGAATCAAGGTATTCAAAACACTTTCAGTAACTTTTCTATTTCCTCCTATAATTGGAATCAAACCACCATCAGCCATTCCCAAAATGGAACGAGATACAGCATCAATACCACCTTGCTCTGCTTGAGATAATGAACTCATTCCTCCAGAAACTGATCTAGCAATTCGACCAGTATTAACTTTTTGACCAAGTGCAACTTTGACACCAGCACTCATTAACTGCCCAATCCAACCACCTTTATCCAAGCTTTCCGAAACACCAGTCAGTGCTTTATAAGGATTTGGTTGCCTCTTTGCACTTGGTTTTGGATTTGGATATAACTTTTCAATCTTTAACTTTCCACCAACATCCTTACCTGGACTAACTTTTTCTGGTTGAACTTTCTGTGGTCTTGAAATTCTTTGTGCTCTGAAGGTTCTTCCAACCGCACCACCTACTACTCTACCACCTCTTGTTGTTTGTCCTCCTCTTGCATAACCACGAACCATTCCTCCATCAGATTTTTTCTCTGGTGGTTTTCCATCTCCTCTACCAAGTTCTGATAATCCAAAAGTTAAAACTGCATTTAAGAATCTGTTGAAATTAGAACTAAAGTCATCATAAACCTTTTGTGCTTTTTCTCCACCAATATCCTTAGAAAGTGATCGCATTTGATCATGAGCCTTGTATCCAGAATCAATAAATCCAACAATACCTTCAAAAATACCACCAATAATTTTTTCCGTGGTATTAACTATTGGGCCTGCATTTTTGAGAATTCCTAAGAGTTTTGGTGCCTCTCCTCCAAATTTACCTAACAAATAACCTAAAAATGTAAAGGTAGCAAATCGTTGAACGGCATCCAAAATTCCAGTTTTTGGAATTAAAGATTTTACTTTTTCTACTCCTTTAATACCTTTAGGTGTTTCTAAATTCTTTTCCCTTTCACTTCTTCCTTTCCTTTTCTTTTCCTCTTTTCTCTTTTTTACCTTTTTTTCATCTTTTTTCTTTTTATTCTTGAAAAATTTATCAACATCTATAAGTTTTTCTTTTATTTTAAAGTTTAATATATCATCAATTCTTCTATCATAAGATGCAGACATTCTTTCTGCAGTAGTCAATTTTGATGCTGGTAAAAGTTTTTGCGTATTGACTGCCATCTTAGACTATCCCATAGATATCTGCAATAGTTCCCCTATCACTCATCGGAGAAGTTGCGGAGAATGAAGGAATTGGTGTTCCTGCTGTAGCCATAGGTACATTATTTGATAATGATTGCGTAATTGGTGGAAGAGTCACGACACCACCTCTACTACCTCTTGAAAGTGGGGTTGGCATATATCTTTGATTTCTCATTCCAAGTTTTGTTGGCGTTGAATCGCCATCAGTCATTGCAACAATTTTATCTAGAACAGGAACTCCAATTCTTTGAGTTGTTTGTACAGGGAGTACATATTCTCCTGCTTGAGTGGGAGTGCTTATTCTATCAGCCGTTGCCCCTCTAATATTATTCATGGCAGTGCTTTTTATCAATCCACCTCCTTTTTTACCTCTACCAAAGAAATTTATTACATTTTGGAAAAAGTTTGGTTTTGGTTTTGGTTTTGTTTTTGGTGTGACAGGTTGATTATAAATTGGTCTCATTTGACGCATCATTTGTGCGACATCTGCCTTGTATTTTTCAGTATCATTTTCATGTGGGGGTGCATAAGCAGCAGCATTTGCATTCCAAGCACTCACAGGATCTTTGAAATCTGAGAAGTTTGACATTCCTTCACGATGTTTATCCCATAAACGAATATTATGTTTAACTGCATCATCCAAATTCTTATAATCTAAGAATTTACCATTTGTTCCTCTCTGATTAAATGGATTATTGCCATACATTTTTCTCAACCAACCAGTTTCTTTCATTGCAATTGCTGCCTGCAATTCAGGAAACTTTGCTCCATGTTTTTTTGCAAGTGTATAAATACGCATGAAAGATTTGACTTCATCGGCACCATATCCAACCATTCCACCAGTTGATGCAAATTGAATATTATTAGCAAATCTTGGTCTGTTTGCATTTGAACCACCAAACATTGAGTTCAATGCAAGCAATCTTTCTGCACCAATTCCTCTGACTGCGGCACGATTCATTACAATTTCACCAGGTTGTAATGCAGTTAGTTGAGTATCTGGTCCAGCTCCAGAAATTCTTATACCTGTGCCTGAGTTAATTAATCCTCCGGATGCAAAAGCACTTGGATTTGTTAGTAATCCACTCCGGAGTGCCTCATTTCCAGAAACTAAATTATAAGTATCTAATGCTTGTTTTAATTTTAAAGTATCGCCAGATTTTCTTGCTTCTTCTACTGCTTTTTCTGCCTCTTTTATTTTTTCGGGCCCCACCATTTTAGCGACAGTTTCTTTATTTTTTTGTGCTCCCCATATATTCAATCCAGCGATAACTCCTGCTGGATTCCTAAGAGCAAATTTTGCTCCAAACCACGCAATTCTTGCAAGAGTTGTAACCATAAATCCCTTGAAGGGCATAAAATATAATCCAAGCAATGCAGGCCACCAATCTTTTAGGAATCTACCAAGAGTTTTAACTTTATCTGCATTTTTTGGATCTCCCAACCAATTCATCAGTTGAGTGAATGCTCTACCAAGTAATGTGAAGAATATAAAGTTCCAGATACGATCAAAAATACTTTTGAAAGGAGCAATAACTTTATCTACAACTCTTTTACCAATTTTCTTTACGCCCTCAAGAGCACTTTCCCTTTTCTTTCTCTTTTCATTCTCTTCTTCTTTCTTATCATCAGCATCAGTTTTTTTGTCAAACTTAAGTTGTTTCTTTAAAGTATCAAGAATTGAGTTTAAAACTTTTAAAATGCCAAATGATGGTTTTTGTATCTCTGGTTGTGGTGCTATTTTTGCAAGAGCTCCGCCTGCTGAAGGTAATGCTCTAATTCCAATTGGTTTAACTTTTGCTGTTGCAACTGCTTTCTTTTGTAATACCTTCTCTACAAAAGTTTTGAATGCAACTTTGTTGTTTCTCTTTTTAAATGCTTCTTTTCTTTCTGATGGACTTAATTGATTTCCAGCAATCGTCCCTTGTGCAGATAATTCTTGAATATATTGATCATATCTATCCTTACCAACTAGACTAAGGGCTGATATTCTTTTATTGTTGTTTAGATTATCAGCCATTAGCTTGTTGTTGTTTGAGTTCTTCTTCCTCTATATGATTCTTAAGAAGAGCGACATAAATGTCTCTTTCCCAAGGAATCATGTTTTCAATCTCTGTTAATGAATATTTATGATACTGCATCAACGAAAAATTGAGTTGATAGTAACTCTCAAGGTCCATATGGACCATTCCTACGCGAAAAAAGATGATAACCCTTCAAGAACTACTTCACTTTCAACTTCAGTTTTTGGATTTGTGACTTTAATTGTATGAGAAAGTTTAGGCATTGTTTCAAAGAATGATTCAATTTGTTTAAACTGACTCGTATTCATTTGATCTAAGAATTCTGTGATTTCTTTCTTAGTCACATCTGCCGCAGTCCATACTTCGTCTTCGGTATAGATTTTATCAACGCACGAAGCAATCAAATCAAATGATTGATCCACTGCATTATTACCAGTGAAATCAAAGTTGTTTTTGATAAATTGATCCAATGATGGATACTTCATTTCCATCATAATTGAATCATCAACTTTAATTTGTTTTTTATGTTCTGGATTCTTCTCTACTTGAATTTCATCAATATTAATCGTCACGGCGACTGAAGTCTCTTCATCATCTGGACAAATGATATTGACTTCAATTTCTTCTCCAACAGACTTACCACGAATATTGAGAAACAAATATTCGATATCAAATGTCGGAAGAGATTCAACTTTGATATTTTTCGTCTCAATACAGTTTTTAATGACTGTCTTAATCGCAGTAGTAATCTGTTTCGAATCTTCAGATTCTAATGCAAGAACAAGAAGTTTTTCTTCTCTGACTAGAAAAGGACGATATTTGATTGTTTGTCCTGTAGATGGCAACTCCAACTCATAAGTCGGTGTAGAAATTTTTGGTAAAGGCATAATCCTTAATACAATTCAGGTATGATTATTTATTATGTGCCCGAATATATTTGCCCAAGAGTGCTTTGTGGTCCTGCATTTTCTGAGTTTGGAGCTTGTAAAGTTAGTGTTTGATTAAGGGTTCCATCAGAATTATATAAATCCAATGTTGTTGTTGGTATTGAGTTTGGAGCAGTAATGACTGTTCTTTCTACAGTATATCTGGTATAAGTGAAAGAAACTGTACATCTCAATAAATCAGAAGACTCATAAGACACTGGCATTGAATTTATAGCAACTGGATATGCCTTCAAAAGTTTGTAACTTAAGTAATATCCTTTAAAGTCTCTTTCAAATTTATTAATATAAATTCCTGGAGATCTGTATCCAGTACCAGCGCCAGTTTGATTTGAATCTGGAAATCTAACTCGATAATTGAAGTTTTGTTTATTTACACCAGTTGCATCTTGCTCATTCATAATGTACTGCATCCATTGTTCAAAAAACCAAATTACCTTATAACCGTTTTTATCAGCATGATCTACATAAAATGTAAAATCTGCACGATCATCATATTGTCTGCGATATGCTAACCGTTCAGTCACACCAGTATAATCATCATTGATTTCATTCGTCATCAATGATGAACCTGGAAGAGATGCTTCAGAACAAGAAAGACTTAATTGCTCTTGAGTATCAATTGTGTAAGGAAGATCTTTTTTAGTGGAAATATAATTCACCACATCTTGAGGGGGATCAAACCAACACTGGTAATTTGAAGTTAGAGCAGGCCTTAACAACGCCGATTTGACTTTACTTAAAGACGTTGAAAGTGGTTTTGGCGCGGCCATCTATAAATAATTTTACTGATATATTATGTAGTCGATATAATGGCAGAAAGTATAAAAAGTCGGTACATTCCCTCATATCCACAAAAATATCAAGGTGACCCAAACAACATTATTTGTCGAAGTAGTTGGGAAAGAAAATTCTGCAGATGGTGTGACATGAATGAAAGTATTATTGCTTGGGGTTCTGAAGAAATACGTATCAAATATTATGATCCCGTAAAGAAAAAAGTGAGAACTTATTTCCCAGACTTCATCATCAAAGTGAAAGAAAGTGACGGTAGAATTAAAAAGTATATTATCGAAATCAAACCAAAGAAACAAACGGTTCCGCCAAAACCAAGATCAAGAACAACCAAGTCTTATATCAACGAAGTTTATACTTATGCAACCAACCAAGCAAAATGGAAGGCTGCAGATGAATTTTGCAAGGATCACATGCTTGAGTTCAAGATTATCACAGAAGACGAATTAGGAATCAAGTAATGGCAAAAGGATTTGGGCAAGATATTGAGGTTCAATCAAATAGAGTTTCTTTACTTAAAAGAAAACTCAAGGATGCAAAAACTCCTGATGATATTATGATGAATATTATGGAAGTTTTTACCAAAACAGAATTAGTTCCTGATGTTGGTGGTTACTATACATTTGTTTATTTTCCAAAAACAAACGACATTACATATGATGAACATCCATTAGTTGCTGTGACTGCAATCGAACGATGGGGATTCAAAGGTATTAATTTTCATTGGGGACAATCAAGAAATTATACTTGGGAAGAAATTATTGGAAAATTATATGTCATTAATAAGGATGAAATTGACTACTTGAGAACATTAAATTTTGCTAAATATGTAACTAAATAGTTAGAAAACCTATAATGGCAGTAGCAACTCAACCAGAATCACAAACTACAAATTTAGTTCCATTAGCTACGGTTGAGGTTGAAAAACCTATCAATTCTGGTATTTTAAGTTATCCATTTGACATGGACGAAACGCAAGATCGGATAAGGTTTGCAGCTGCTGAATTAAATAAGACTGACGTAACAAAAATTAAAAAAGGAACTGCAGCATTACAAATAACAAATCCTCTGCCATCTAAAGAAGTAGCAGAAGCGGTGTATTTACCAATTCAATCCGGAATTTCTGATACTAATGCTGTTGAATGGGGAGGTGCTGAATTAAATGAGATACAAAAATATATGGCAAATGCATCATTAAATTTTATGCAGAAAGGTGGTACAGCAATGAATGAAGAGATTGAAAGACTACAACAAGCATTATACAAAGGAGACAAAACGCTTGGAGGCCTTCTTGGTGCTGGACAATTGGCACTTGCTGAACAAGCAATTGGTGTTCAGGGTCTTCTTTCAAGAGTTACTGGAAATGTCCTAAATCCCAATTTAGAACTCCTTTTCAGAGGTCCAACTTTAAGACCATTTCAGTTTCAATTCAAATTATCTCCAAGATCTAAAAAAGAGGCAGACAGAGTAAAGCAAATTATAAAATATTTTAAAAAATATATGGCAGTTAGAACAAGTAATAATGTATTTTTAAAAGCACCTTATGTCTTTAATATACAATACCAACATTCATTATCAGGAGAAGGCATCCCTCACGATTCAATTGGACAAATTAAAGCATGTGCTCTACAAGCATTTAATGTTGATTATACTCCCCTCGGATCTTATATGACCTTTGATGACGAAGAAGCGACGATGGTTTCATATAATATCTCAATGCAATTTCAAGAAATCGTCCCAATCACTTCAGATGATTATAATGATAATCATTCAATAGGATACTAAGATGGCAAGACCTTATTTCAGACTCGTTCCTAATTTAGAATATGTCAGCAGAAATGCTGATGAGCAAAATATTTCCGATTACGTTGAGGTTAAAAATTTATTCAAACGTGGAAAACTTCGTGATGATATTTTTGGCAACTTGTCGTTCTTTACAAAGTATCAAATCATTGGTGATGAGAGACCAGATCAAGTTGCATTCAAAACTTATAATGATTCGACACTTGATTGGATAGTTCTTCTTTCAAACAATATTGTCAACATTCAAAGTGAGTGGCCTTTACCACAAGTAGCATTTGATAAGGTCATGTTAGCAAAATATGGATCTTACACTACATTATACAGTGGAGTTCATCATTATGAAACCATTGAAGTTAAAAATGAAAATAATATCATAATCGTTCCTGCAGGACTACAAGTTCCTTCAAACTATTCTGTATCTTATTACGATACTGATTTAGAACAACAAATCACAAGAACAAATATCACAAATCCAGTGACAAATCATGATTATGAATTAAAGTTAGAAGATGGTAAGAGAAATATCTTTTTACTCAAACCAATTTATCTGAATATTCTGTTTAATGATTTGGATTCTATCATGCCATACAAAAAAGGTGGAGATCAGTATGTGAACTCCACCTTGAAGAAGGGTGATAATATTAAGATCTACGAATAATCAATCATCGACAAGTTTCTGAAAATACTTCAGAGCATCATCTTCATCTTCATCATCTGAGGAGAGATTTGGAAGAGAAGGTGATTTTGCTTTACGATAAGACTCTTCAAGTTCTTCCATGACTTTGGATTCCTTCGTCACAGGTTCTACATAAGTCTCATATTCCTCTTCTTGCTCAACAACAGCACGGGCAGGAGACTTCTGGCCCAGAACCATTTTCAGACGCTTTTCAAGATCATCATAGGATTTGAATTGGTCAGCAGCAACCAGAGCAGAGAGAGAATTCTCTTTCTTCCAAATTGCTTCAAGTGCATCATCATCATCAAGCAGAGGTTCTGCACGATCAAACTCAGACTTGTCATAGTTCCAATAACCATCAACCTTACGAATCTTGAGCTTAAAGTTTGCACCTTGCCAGAAATCAAAAGGATTGATCGGTTCTTCATCTTCGAATTCTGGTTGCATTGCAGCAAGAATCTTGTCGAAGATTTTCTTACCGAACTTGAACAGAAATACCTTACCTTCGTTGGAAGGATTTGCAGGATCCTTTACAACATAGATGTTGCTGTAATAATTCAGTTTACGCTTCTGCTTACGAACAGTTTCTTTATCCTTTTCACTACCGCTGTTCCACAGTTCGCGGTTATGTTCCGAAACAGGATCTTTTTGACCCAGAGTTGTCAGAGAGTTTTCAATATACCAACCACCAGGGCCTTGGAATGCATGACTATACAGTTTAACCCAGGGAAGATCTTCTCCTTCAGGTGCTGGAAGAAAACGGATAATTGCAGAACCTACACCAGTCTTATCCATCTCTGGTTTCCAGAAACGATCATCAGCACTACCTGATGCAGAACTCATCTTTTCAACTTCTTTCACAAGTTTGGCAGTGAGCGAGCCAGATTGCTTTTTCAGAGCAGCAAAATTAGACATGTGTACCTCGTATTAGTTGGATTTGGCCTGTGTGTACTTCGTTATTCTACAGGGTTCACCCTGCTTTGTCAATTCTCTCACGCATCGATTCTATCAATCGACTCATGTTATTAAAAATAATTGACATATCAATATTGGGAGAAAGACCCATCATTGCAGCAGATTCGGAAATTTTTTCTTTCATTTGTTTTGCTTCGGGATCATCAGATAAACTCAAACGGGTATAAAGAATTTTTTGCTTATCTAATAACTTTTGAAGCAAATCGACGTGTCCGATTTGTTCCTCTTTCGACATTACAGAAAACTTAAATACGCTATGGTAAATTTGTTCCTGCAATTCGGAAATTTCTGCCATTTCAGCGCGAACAACTTCGGATTCAAAAAAACTCATGTTTCTCCTAAAATAATTTCCTTTAAAATCTTACGATAACGGAATACATCAATATTTAGAAATGGATTGTACTTTTTCAGTTTTAAACTGACGGTTTCCCACACAGGGTCTTTGAGTTTTTTATCAAAGGTTTTCCCGAACAGGAATATTCTATCATAGATGACCAGTGTTTCAAGGCTAATATTCCCGCTCAGGAAACTTTTTAACACTGGTGGATGTGATTTTGAGCAATCAAAAACCTCTTCAAATTTATTTTTTTTGAATAGTTTTTCTGATTCTTCTCTAAAAATGTAAGTTAGTGATTGAGTTCTCTTTTTCCAATTTACATAATTTTGCTCTCCATCTCTCATCATACTTCCAATCCACAAATTTGCTGGATCATCAGCGGATACAAAATTAGAGACAAAGAAATCAATGACTTCTTTATCATCTTTATTTCTTGAAATCTTCTCAAACCAGAAACGATCTCTACGCTTATAAAATGACTGTAGATTTGCTTTCACTTTTCCACAATATTTTTGATAATCGTATTCTGGTTTGGTAAAATGGTTTTTGAGCGCAAGATAAGTTTTATAAGCATCAAATGGTGCCATTTCAAAAAGGTAATATAGGGAATTTTTGCCGGGATTTTTTTCGACCCAAAATGGAATTAAAAGACTAATTTGGCACGGCTGGTCTTCTTCAGGAAGTTCAACTCCATTGCTTCATACTTTAACTTCTCTTTCAACGGTTTGGAGATTAACTTAGGCACGGATTCCAAATCAATATTATTTGCTTCACAAAAGTGAACAATAGCATCGATGTAATTCATGTCAGAATTATTCATCACAAGAGTCTCAATCTCACTTGCGAATCGTGAAGGACAAAAGAATTTATTTTCTAAAGCTTTTTCTAATTCATTCTCCATGATTCCCAACACTGTAATACGCAATTTGATACCTATAAAAACTCATAACACATTTTAGTTCAGGAAGAAACATTTGTCAAGCAATTGTTTCAAGTTTATCATTCACGAATTTTTTAATGTATTGTGTGAGTAGTCGAATGTACTTTTCCTTATCTCTTTCTTCATACACTTCGACCTCTCCATTTTCACAAGACATAATAATTACAAATTTTTTAACCGAAATGCCTGTCAATTCATGTAACATGCAGGCATAAGCACAACACTGAACAAAGTAATGTTCAATCCACTCTTTCGGTTTTGGTTTTTTAGATGTCTTAAAATCAATGATTGAAAGTTCCCCATCAAACTCTGCGATACAATCAACAGTACCTGCAATTCCTAAGAATTGACTATACAGAGAACCTTCAAGAGCATGAATATTATTTATGCGATTCAGAGTTGGTTTAGCAATCTGAAACAGCATTGTTGAAAGTGGTTGAACGGATGGAAGATCTTTATTGTACAAATAATTTTCTACAAGTGTGTGCATATCAGTGCCACGACTTGTGGATTGACGAGTAATCTTATCTGCTTCAACATCACCAACTTTTTTTCGCCAATTCACAAAGATTTCTTTATTGAAATGACTAATAACTGAAGTAATTGAAACAAGTTTAATAAGATCTTCTTCACCTAAAACCTTATAGTATCTTACACCATCAATGGTTTCTCTTTCCAATTGAGGAAGATCTAAATTCACATGATCAAACATTATTAAAATCCAAGTTCAGTTTTAGCAATGATGTATTCTTTACAGAGGCCTGAGCGAACGATATCTTCAATTCCAAACTCAATGACATCAAAGGATGGCATAACTCGAAGAATTCTCATGAAGTCAACGATTCCATTCTTCTCATTTGTTTTCACCAAGTCTGATTGAGTTGCATCTCCACAGAACATGATCTTTGTATTCTCACCAACACGAGTGATGATTGAATCAAGTTCATGGAAATTCAAGTTTTGGAATTCATCAACAATAATGATAGCATTATCAAGAGTTGTTCCGCGAATAAAGGAGGTACTCCAGAAAGAAATGGTTCCTTGCGCTTTGAGATTGCCATAAAGCATCTCAAATTCTGTATCAGATGGCATTTGGAACATGTACTTTACCATATTCTTATAAGGAATCTGATAAAGACTTGACTTATCCTCATGATCTCCAGGAAGGAAACCAATTTCACGGGTAGCCACAAGGGATCTTACAATGTAGATTTTATCATAAGGACTACGCTCATCTAAAACATCACAAATGGCGTTGTAAAGAGTGATGAATGTTTTGCCTGTTCCTGCTGCACCATATGCAACAATGTTTTTCCCATCAGAGAATGACTTAAAAAGTCTTTCTTGATTGTCTGTCAGTGGATCAATATCTAAAAGCAGTTCAGTATTGATTGCTTTTTTATTTTTCCTCATCGCACGAGTCGTCATTCCAACGCCAATGGGTTGTTCAGAACCCTTTCTTCTTCCTCTTGCCATACGTAATTAAAAAGGTTTTACTTTTGCACCTGGCATCTTTGAAGCCTTACGAAGAACTTCATTCCAGCCTGGTTGTTTGTTTACAAGTTTCTGTTGCCAGTCACCGACTTCCCCGACACCAGCACATCCCTGAGACCAATCCTTGTCCCATTCAGGATTGTCTTTTCTCCATTGTTCATACTCTGCCATTGACATGTAGAGTTCTTTTGTTTCACCTGTTTCTAAATGTTTAACTGGATATGTTGGCATAGTCTTAATAATGTGTAAGGTTATTTATTCGATGGTAATGGATGGCGCATCTACACACTCTTGGCAATCTTCCGACTTATTCCATTCGAGTGCTTGTGCAACAGCAGGGAATTTGCAAATAAAAATGCAGCGAATGAGTTCTGCAATTTCCATGTGTTCCTTTTGAGTTCCATGTGCTGCACGTAAATCAATATAATGAATCCATGATCGCACAGAACCCGTCATATAAAGGCGTGTGGGTGTAGCCAAGGGCAGTACAAACCTTGCACACTCTTTTGCCACACCACGCTGTAGAAGGCGATCGTAGACTCTCTGAGAGTGCTCAAACAGAAGTCGAATGTCCTCAAGCAAAGTCAACTTCAGATAATCTGGAATATCATCAATAGAATTTTGACGATTCTTATCATCCTGACGGCGAAGTTCTGGAAGAGGAATTGTACCTCCCAAAAGATTTGCATCGGCATAGCGTTGCGAAAACTCTTGAAATGTAAAGGAACGATGTCTCAAAATTTGAGCCGCGATACCGCGAGTGGTGTTGATCTCCACAGTCATCATTGCTTGTTCAAAGATGCTCCAGTGTTGGTGTTTAATACAATACTTAAGCAGACCAGAAAAGTTTTCGTTGTCTTGATTCTTGGGGTTACTCACCCGGGCACAGTAAGCCATGTGCTTTTCTGCATCTGGAGTAACACTGACAAGTTTAACTTCTGGTTTCATGAACTCAAACTCAGTCGGCATATTCATCTTCATAAAAAATTTCGTCGTAATCGGTGATGTAAGGAGCAACTTCTTCATACTTAGTTTCTGATTGTTGAGAATCTTCAGAGTAAAGTTCTGCCTTCAGGCAATTTACCAAAGACTCTAGATTTCTTACAATCAGTTTGAGATTTTCTTTATCCATTTGATTTATCCGAAAAGTTTGCCAAGGGTTCTTCTAAAATTTTTATATGGACATTGCCCTCCCATTGTATCATGAGTTTGATTCAATTGCATTTTATAATATGTATTCCATTTTTTTGTTGGAACATAATTAATTTTTGAAGTATAATTTTTTCTATAAAATGGAATAATTAATAAAAGCGGTTCTCCTTTACCTACAACTTGATCCTCAATTGACATAGAATCTAAGTCCATTCCAGATTGAATTTTATAATTCCATTCAAAAAACCAAGCCATTTGCATGGGACACTTATCAGTATGCCAAACAGCACTCGCTGAGGTAAAAGATTTATTTCTATGCCAAACAGGATGTGTAATCAAACAAGATACGCCAGGATCTGTTTTTATACACCATGGAGTAAATATTTTTCCAAAGTGATTATAAATTGGTTTATTTCTTATGGTAAAAAATTGTTCAAAGCTGTGAGTTTTGTAGTCTATATCATCATAATTATTTTCCAACCAATTAACAAACAAAGCTCCATCTTCAGTTTCCCTAAAAATAAAGTCTGCCCAGGAAGGAATAATATATCCAGTATTTAAAAAATCTTGAATTCCCAAACATTTTTTCACATTCATATTGTTATTATTTTGGATTAATTCATAGATTTTTTCGGGATGTCGTTTATATTTTAACTTCGAATTATCTAAAGGAAGGTCAGAAAACCATTTAGGAAAATATTTTGATGCTTGTATTGGTTCTGAAACACATCCTTCATATTTTTCATCACAATAAAATTGTATACTTAAAGACATTTTTTTTCAAACACCAAGTTTTTTTTATTCTACACAAAAAAAGGGGAGAAGTCAATCCCCCCAATAGTTATGCAATTTGTGGTTGCTTTGCCATATTGAATTGTGCTTCTTGCAGTTTTCTTTGCTTAAGCATTTGCTGACGGATAACATTCAACCAGTTCATTTTGCCACCTCATTGTTCTTACAAGGACGATAAGGGGTTCCACGATATACATTGTTAGGATGTGCTGGTGCATGTGTTCGTGAATACCAGTGCTGATATTCTTGCTTTGGTGTTTCAGTATCGTACTTTACACCACGATAGGTTGCTTGTGACATTAGGGTTCTCCTTAAGTGTTAGGTTAAAGAGCGTTCCTTCAGTCGGCTTTTGCGTCTATGGGGCAATTTTTTGGAGAGATTTGTTTGATCTCCCAAATTAAATCATTCTTTACTTGTTTGGGAATTTCCTGTTTATGGACTCGCCCAGCAATTAACTGTGCTTGTAAACAAGTGAGAATTAGTGTTTCCATAGATGAACGATCCGTTCCGAGTCGGCTTACTTCCGTCCCATGGGGATGAACGTATTTTATATATTCAAATAGTTTTGTAATTTTTGTTACCAAACCGTTTTGTAGGTGGTTTAGAGTTTTCCACCTACTTCCCCATTATAAGTTTTGGCCTCAGGCCAACCTTCCTGCCGTCCTTTAAGATAAAAATGGGTGCCTGATATACATGACTCTTCAGTGAGAGCTGAGACCAATCCATTTCCTTCTTTATCATAACTGCTCCATAGAAATTTTTCTTCTACAACATAAAAGCAATCATCAATTAATTTTTTTTCACTCATAGTTTAAATCCTACAAATCATTAATCTCTTTGTCTCCAATCGTCTGGTTTGTCTCCACCTTCGGTAAAGAAATCTACAATTTCATCGACATTGTTAAATCTACTCACCCCAAATCTTTCATTTCCTGTCCCACCAATATCAAGTTGGTTCAAAAAATCATCCATATCTCCTTCTTGCATATCAGGATTCTCTGCCTTTCTTCTTGCCTGACGAAGAATTGTAGCAGCAGAACGATTTGCTTTGGATAGTTTTTCTGCCCAAATCATATCTTCTAAACTTACCTCTTCGTGAATAACAATCTTTTCACAGATTGCTTCCAGTCGAAGACGATATTGTGTAGAGAGCATATTTAATCTCCAGATAGGGTTATTTAGCACTAGCGTTCAATGTAACTCAAGGTATGATGTTGGGCATATAGTTGTTCAATGATGATGTCGCAACCAATCTTAGGATTGCAATCGCCACAAGTATAAACATCAACTGCCGCTTTACCTTCCTCTGGCCACGTATGAATGCTGATATGACTTTCGGATAACAAACAAATCACAGTGACTCCTTGTGGTTCAAACTTTTTTGAAATAGTCTGAACTACGGTAGCACCACTAGCTGCCGCAGCATTTTCTAAGAGATCTATAAGACAGCGTTCATTATCAAGAAGGACAAAAGAACACCCATACAAATTAAGAAGATAGTGTTTCCCCATCATCCAAATCCTTTAAAAGTCCACTTACAAGTTTTTCGGTGCCATCCAAAGTTTTTACAGTGAACAATGGAGAGCGCATATATTTTTTAATTTTCTTATATTTCTTTAAAAGTTTACCAACTTCATCTTTGTTGATTGCAACTTCAAGATTTTCTTCACTAAATCCTTCGCTCATTTTTTCTTTTTTTCAGTTTTAGTTTGTGAACCCCAGAGTTTGGGGTTGACTCGACCTTCAGTTTGTTTAAATCCTTTCAATCCTTCTCTATACTTATCCCAATAATGATCAAAAATATCCACTTTTTTGTTTGTAGTCACAATATCATAACAAATTTTTTTATCTACTTCATAAGTTACAAGATATGCAGTATATGGTAAAGATCTATCTTCTGCTAGTGTTGGATCACAGTCTAAGTGTAGGATTTTAATACTCAACTACGACCTCCCCATTGAATATCTGGATAGGCTTGCTTAACAACATCAAGAGAGATGTTGTATTTGGTTTGTAGGTTTTTATCTTTTACTAGGCAAACAATATCCGCTTCATTGGGATGTAGACCTTCAAGCATTTGAATGAAGATGGTTTCTCTACGAATAGTTGAAAGAGAATCGTTACCACCTTTTACAAAATTGTAGAAGTACTTCCACTCTCTACGAAGAGATGAGTGATCAGTACCCAAAGGATTTTCATTGGGTTTATATGGAACTTCTCCTTTAGGAAGAACTGAGATAATGCTCTCGTCAAAATTCCAAATCAGAAGGGACTTGAGTGCTTCAGTCTCATACTCCTGAAGAATTTTGACTTTATCTTTATCAGTTTTTTGTTTCGCAACAAGATCTAAGATCTCATTCATGAAGGGATTGGGAGGAAGTTTTTCTACAGTCACTTCCTCTACTGGTTGAGTGACGGCTTTGGGTTTAGTCGTCCTCTTCTTCGTCGTCGTAGTTGTCATAATCGTTTTCAAATCTTACAGCTAAAATTTCATCTGGAATAATGTTTCCATTATTATCAAACATCTCTGGATGCGTATAAACTGGTTGGGTCTGATAGAAATGTTCTTTGGCCATCCATCCTATCACACCTCCAACAAAAAAGAACATAATTGAAACCAATGTTCCAATTGTTAAAGTTACTGCTAACATCTTTTTTTCTCCAGAGGGTTACTTCTTTTTAATATCAAAGTGAAATTCAACGTAAAAATGAAACTCTCTGCGGAAGAGAGAAATCATCTTACCAAACTTCACTTGAAAAGTTTTTGGTGACTGTGATTTTCTCCTCCTATTACGTAGTAGTAACTCAATTCCCCGATTGATTTCGGAATCTGAACTATTTAGTTTTCTTTCGTCTACCTTTTCTTTTGTCATGATTATACTTCCAAGCATCCTCCAAAATTTCATGAAGATAATTTCTTATTTTTCTTGCTTGTGGTTTTGGAATATGCCCATAACCTTCACGAAGTTGTTTATGAATCTCATCAGAACCACCCTCAAGATAATCATCAAGATCCATTACAAGATTACTAATTTCATTTGCGGTAGAACTTTCAATAAATGCTTCCACCTCTACTTTCTTAGTGCCACGAATCTTTAGATAGTCATAAAATTTTAAAACAAACTGGCCATTAAATGCATAATCAATTGCCTTTTCAACATCGTTATAAACTTCGTGAAGATTATTTTCCATTAAACCAAATTCTGTTCCTTCAGATATTGAACTGTGTCGGTACATCCACCAAGATGCTTATCATCTACAATGACTTGTGGAAAAGTAGAACCTTCCCCAAACTCTGCATAGAATTCTTCACGGGTAAAATCACTATTCAATTTGTAAACCACATGCTGTAGTTGTGTCAATTCTAACACCTGTTGGACTTTTGTGCAATAAGGACAACCATCTTTTGAATAAACTGTAAACTTCATATTTTTTTTATCGTTTTGAATTTTATTTAGTATGAATAATTGAGGCCAAGTATCTCTAATAATCTCAGCAAGTTTATAAGGTGTTTCTGAACTTATCATTAAAAAGGAGGGTTTCCCCTCCTAGTCTATCACAAAGCATTGCCTCTAGGCAACACTTCCTCTGGGAACACAAAGTTCTCGTGTGGTTGGTCTACAGGAGCCATCCAGGCACGGAGTCCTTCATTGAGGAGGATGTTTTTCGTATAGAAAGTTTCAAACTCTGGATCCTCTGCTGCTCTGATCTCCTGCGATACGAAGTCGTAGGCACGAAGATTGAGGGCAAGACCAATAATACCAATAGAACTAGTCCAAAGACCCATAACGGGAACAAAAAGCATAAAAAAGTGAAGCCAACGCTTATTGCTAAAAGCGATTCCAAAAATCTGAGACCAGAATCTATTAGCCGTGACCATAGAGTATGTC